AGCCGCTATCGCCAGAGACAAAGCTTAAGTTTATGGTTGGCGATATTGTTGAAGCCGTGATCTTGTACTTGGCTAAGGAAGCCGGTCACACGGTTACGCTTCAGCAAAAGGAAATCGAGATCGACGGCATCCGTGGTCATATCGACGCGGTGATCGACGGCGAACTCGTAGACGTTAAATCTACTACGTCTATGGGTATCAAGAAGTTTGCCGACGGTTCACTGGCAGAAGATGATCCGTTTGGCTATATCAGCCAGATTAGCGGCTATGCTAACGCCCTTGGTAAGAAGACCGGAACATTCCTTGCCTTCGACAAGTCGGCTGGAGACCTTGTTACCTATACCCACTACGAGCTAGAGGACACTTCTAAGAAGATTGCAAACGTCAAGGAAGTGCTTGCGAAGGACGCTCCTCCTCCGCGCCCGTTTGATCCGGCTTATGACAAGACCGCTGGTCGAAAGAAGCTTGGCATCAATTGTTCATACTGTTCCTTTAAGGAACATTGTTGGGCAGATCGCGGCTTGGATATTCAGTTCAAGAGCGGAAAGCCTGTGTTTTACTTGAAGGATAATAAGAATGACTTTTCGTTCTAACGAAAACCCAATGTTCCGCTCTAAATTTAGCGAGGACATTTTTAAGCACAAGTACGCTCACGAGCAGTGCTACACTTGGGAATCACTTGCTAAGACCCTAGTAGAAGACGTTTGCGGCGATCAGATGAGCAAGGACGATAAGGACGATCTTGCCAAGATCATCGCAGACCTGAAGTTTATCCCCGGCGGTCGCTATCTGTATTACGCCGGTAGGCCCAATAAATTCTTCAATAACTGTTATCTGCTCCGCGCAGAAGAGGACAGTCGAGAAGATTGGGCTAACCTGTCATGGAAGGCAGAAAGCTGTCTAATGACCGGCGGCGGAATCGGCGCTGACTATAGCGTCTATCGCCATAGCGGCGCTGCTATTTCGCGTACCGGCGGCTACGCCAGCGGTCCTATGCCCAAGATGCAGATGATTAACGAGATCGGTCGCCGGGTGATGCAGGGCGGCAGTCGTCGCTCTGCTATCTACGCTTCGCTTAATTGGAAGCACACGGACGCTTATCAGTTTCTCAACGCCAAGAACTGGTACGATATGCCAGTGGGTAAGACCGGGTACAGCGTTGGACAGCTTAAGGAGCAGGATTTCAACTATCACGCTCCGCTTGATATGACCAATATCAGCCTCAACTACGATACCGAATGGCTGCTTGGCTACTGGTCTACCAAGAACTACGGAGACGTATTCAAGAAGAACGTGAAGCAGGCTATGCGTACCGGAGAGCCGGGTTTCTCGTTCAATTTCTTCAGCAAGGAACGCGAGACGCTTCGCAACGCCTGTACCGAAGTTACTAGCGAAGACGACTCAGACGTTTGCAATCTTGGCTCAATCAATATGGGCCGCATCACGACTATCGAAGAGTTTAACTCTATCGTAGAACTGTCTACGAAGTTTTTGCTATGCGGTACGCTGCGGGCAAAGCTGCCATATGAGAAGGTCTATCAGGTTCGTGAGAAGAACCGTAGACTTGGTCTTGGCTTGATGGGTATGCACGAGTGGCTCATTAAGCGTAAGTACAAGTACGAAGTCACCCCAGAGCTTCATCATTGGCTCAGTGTGTATAAGGGTACTTCGGACAAGGTGAGCCGGGAGTTTGCTGATGCTCTGTCTATCAGCCGACCTGTTGCTAACCGCGCCATTGCTCCTACCGGCAGCATTGGCATCATTGCTGGCACGACGACCGGCATTGAACCTATCTTTGCTGTGGCCTATAAGCGCCGCTATCTGAAGAACAACACTAGCTGGCATTACCAGTACGTTGTTGATAGTGCTGCTCAAGAGATCATTGATCTTTACGGCATCGACCCGGAGTCCATCGAATCGTCGCTGGACTTGGCTAAGGATTATAAGCGGCGTATTGCTTTCCAAGCCGACGTTCAGGACTACGTTGATATGTCTATTTCTTCGACAATCAACCTTCCTGAGTGGGGAAGCAAATACAATAATGAGGACTTGGTTGACGATTTTTCTTCTACTCTTGCCTCTTATGCTCACCGCCTGCGCGGGTTCACGGCTTATCCAAGCGGGAGTCGCGGAGGACAGCCTCTATCTCAAGTTTCTTATCGTGAAGCTGTAGATAAGCTGGGCGAGGAGTTTGAGGAAGGTATCCAGACACACGATATCTGCGATATCACCGGCAAGGGCGGTTCCTGCGGGATGTAACAAAAAGGGCCAGTAGTGGAAACACTACTGGCCCTAATTGTTTAGACAACCTTACACAATTTTGCGTAGGTCTCGTTCTGTATGAGAATCTGCTTTTCTGTGTCGAAGGTCAGAACGTCCTTCTTGTCCACATAGATAGGTGCATAAAGCAGACAGTAGTTAAGTGTTGCGCTCCCAACGGCGGCGCAGCTTTGCAGAGACATCATCAGGAGAAAGCTTATCGACACTAGCAGCCACTTCATTTTTTTCTCTCACTGCTTCAAGACTGTCCATGGCGTTCGCCAGACGGTCTTTTTCTTTACCTATCTTGATAAGGTAATACGTCAGTGTCCCAAAGTAAACTAGGACAATGGTGACGATGATTGCGTAGATAGCCATGCTGCCCCTTAAGCCTTTGCGGTGATACGCTTTGCGTACAAGGACCAAGCCACACCGGCAATGGTCGAGACAGCGCCTACAAGAGCAACCATGCTCGACTCATCAATGAAGCCTTTGCTAACAAGAATACCGCCAAAGGTTGTAAGGACATGGCGGGCAATACCGAGGATTTGATCTTGGGTCATGTTACTTTCCTTTTGCAATTGTATTAGCTACAAAGTTCATACGATTAAAGACTTGCTGATTTTGTAGCCTATAGTTACGATTTTTAAGCATTCTTTGATATTCTTTATGATCCAAAAACTCTCTTGAAGCTTCCTTAAACTTACCCCTATTCAAAAGATTAATTGTCTGATCTCCCAAGTCCCCTCTATATTTACCAACAACAAGAGCAGATTTTAGGTCAGGGGAGAAAGTATCATATTTTGGTATAGCTTTACGAAGCTTATCTTCGAAGGTTTGGTATACATCGGTAAATGGAGTATTAAGGTATTCCCCCGTTTGTCCTACACCATTAGTAAGATAACCTTTTGTATCTTTGTACGGTTTGGTTGAAAACCCTTCCCAAGCTATTAATTCCATCTGTCCTTTAGTAAGATTAGGATAATATTCTAATGCTTTTGTGATAGCGTGCTGACCGTGAAAAATAGTCCTATTTTCTTTTTGTTGTGGAGGAACAGTAGAGGAAGACTCCGTAGGTTGAGAAACACTTGGCTGAGACGGCGCAGCAGGGGAAGCAGGCGGCGTAGTAGAAGGAGCAGCGGGTGATACAGGCGGAAGCATTGGATGTACGAGATTAAAAAGACTTTCGATCTTTTTTTGCTGCTCCGGTGGGCTAACATTAAAAAGTCCTAAAAGCTGCTCCCACATATTACACCTTCAATCCAAGCTTGGCGCTCAGCATAATTTCCTGCAACGACGGGATAGCTCCGGTAACAGTACGGTTGGGCTGTGGCGCTGCCATCAAGCTATTTACATAGCCCTGCGCCTCGGCCTGCCGCTGCTGCTGGAGCAGACCAGCCTGCTGCGCCATAGCGGCGTACTGCTGATTGATCTGCTCAGACTGAACCACCGGCTGGAAGTACTGCTGAGTAATCTTACGCTGAGCAGCATCAAAGCCAGAAGCGGGCGGAGCAACAGACATGGCCTGGGCAGGAGGCACTGCTCGCATAGGCTGAACACTCTGTGCCAGCGTGCGCCCAACCGTAGGAACCTTAGTCATTGCAGCCGGACTAGGAGGAGACATTTCCTCCCGTGCCATTTCCATCATTTTAAAAAAGTCTGCCATATTTAACCCCTACCGCCAATAGCCATACCCTGCTTAAGACCAGACGTTCCAACCCCCGCCAAAGCAGAAGGTGTCTTGGGTACCGCTCCTGTTTCCTTTACGTTCTGCATGGCTCCCATCAGATTGGCAAATGCGCTTGCGAGTTGCTGAGTAGCATCGTTCTGCTGCTGTTTCTCCTGGGCAATTTGCTCAGGATTGGTCAGCATACGAACATCCGGCACAAAACGCTTCTGCGCCGGTACTTGGGCGGCCTCGTTCTCTTGCGGATAAGACAGATCTGCTTCCATCAAGAACGACGCAATTGCCGACCCTGCCAATCCGCTTCGACCACGCATCATCAGATTAGCAGCCTTCTGCGCCTTTCCAATAGCCGTATTCATATACGGCTTCATAACAGCTTCCAACGAAGCCATATTAACTGGCTGTCCGTTTGCAACAGCATTTCGAACAACTTTGTTCAAAGCGGACCAGCCTGGGCTACCTGGGGACATGTTGCGAATTGCAAACATGTAAACAAGCGGCTTAGCTGCTCCAGTAAACGAACCGCTAATGAGCCTGTGCATAAGGCTAGGTACCGCCGTATTAGCAGAGATAGAGCCAGCCCCGCGTGAAAACTCAGTAGCTCCGGCAAAGACCAATGCCATGTTGTTAAGCATATTGAAGTTAGCTTCACCCGCTACCTTCTTGATCAAGTCTGAATTACCACCGGCAACAGACTCGTTCCACTTCTTTGCCCAATTAGAAATAGCCGTGATCCTAGCCATAGGATCAGCAATGCCGCTAGCTCGCAGAAGCTGGCTCCATACCTCAGAAGTGAACAAGGTATTATAAAGAGAAGTAAGCTCTGGTTCCGCAGCGGAAAGCTTTGCCATATCAGACGCAGAGGCGCGCAACGCATTGGCTTCCAGATTAGAAGCCGCGCTAGTAAAGCGTCCCATCAGAGTTTCAACATCTTTGTACGAAAGAGCATTACCAAGCTTTGACATTCCCGCAGGGTCACGCTTTACAATCTGCTCAAGAATGTTTGAATATTCCTTTAGAGCAGTATTGTCGAACAAAGAGTTCCAAACTTGCTTACCCTTGCCTTCATTACCAATGTACTTGCTAGAGGCTGTCTGCTTAAAATTCTCCAGATCTTTTAGAGCCTTCTTAGCAATACGAACCGCTTCTTCTGGAGTATTGGCGCTGAGCAAAGCATTTTTAGACTGGCGCAAATACGTCAGTCCAAGATTACCAAGAACCTCGTCTGCGGTAATAGAGCCAAGCTTTCCAGCGGCAATCAGACCCTTATCTGTTGCTGGGAACGCATCCTCCAACTTCTGAATAACGGATACAAGTTCCTTACCGTCCTTACCACTTAGTACAGAACGAATAAACTTCTCCGGATCGTCGGTATTTACGCGAGCCATAAGCTGCATAAGACCGTTTTGTTTCTTATTCTCTCCGAAATAAGTCTTATAGAACTTACCATATGCAGCATTTGTGCTAGCCATATGGTCTGAAAAACTCTTTGAAACCCCTTTGGTCGTTTGAATTGCCTGCTGCATCTTACGAGACACGTCAAGAGAACGAGCCCTGACTTCCCGATCCGCTGTCTTTGACGCGGCCTTACGCAATAGCTTTTCGGCATTCATGAAGTCACCCACCGTAATTGTGGGCGGAGAGCGCAAAGTGGCCTTAGCAATTTCTTCTGGCTTTGCGTTCTTTTTAACTTTCGGGACCTGCTTAACCTTGAAGAAAGTATTTTCAGCATTAGGCGCAATTCCGCGTCCTGCTAGCATCTTTTTGATGTTTGCTGGAAGACTTTCCATGACTTCCGAAGCAGTCATAGAAAAATTACCTTCAACGTTGTCGCCAATAAGTTTATTCAGCAGATTAACTGCCTGCTGATCACTCAGGTTAACGGCAGAAGCGTCTGAAATAATTTTGCTACCGTAATACTTCTCTCCCGCAAACGTATCCATTTCCTTTTTAATCTGACGATCAAAAAGGTTTGCAACGTAGTTTTTAAAATCGCGAGCAGTAGCGTTGGCCGCAGACTCCTTACCAATAGGAGTGTTAGACCAGTTCATTACAGTTTCACGCAGCTTTAGTGCCGCCTGTTGTTCTTCGGCACTCAAAGAATTCTTAATGATATTGGTCTTATTCTGGTAAGCTGCGCGAATAGCTTCTTCCGAAGCTTCACGATCCACAACAACTGCGTCAGCCTTAGCCTGCGCGGCACGAACCTTTTCGAGTAGGCTGGTGACACGCTGCGCTGCTTCTTGGGGAGCGGCCTTAATACCAAGAGACTCTGCCTGCGTAGCAAGCGTTTGCGTAAACGCAGGGAGATCAGAGTTACGAACCAAGTTTGAAATACTAAGCAAATGAGCGTCTGGCTCACCGATCAAAGCTCCAATCTCTTGCTCAGCTTGCATAAATGCCTTCTGATCAAAAGAAGCAACCCCCCTGTTTGGAGCGGGAATACGCGCAGCAGCCCGTCCAATGGCACCGCCAGTACGCGCAAGAGCCTCCAGAGGAGCGCCCAAGGCAGCGCCACCGGCAAAGGTAAGCAAGCCGCCAAGGCCAGCTTGGCCTACAACTTCGCCAAACGAGTCCTCGTTGTACCCCTGGAGTTCCTGTACACCTTGGATACCAATACGAGCAGCCGCATCGCCTAGACCGCCGCGAAGAGACGATGCGATAAGGCCGCGAGACATAAGGCTACGAAGAGCCCCGCCCGTAGCAACACGGGCAGCAGCAGCGGCTGGAGCAGCACCAGCACCAAGTGTTTCTGGAGCGACTGCAAGAGCAGCAACCGTAGAAGCCGCCATCGTTATAGCTTCGGGAGCTACGTCTACCAGATCCATAAGCTCAATACCGCGACCGTCCAGCATACGGTTACGATTAGTCTTGTCTTCAATTCCAAGATTGCGCAGACCAGTTGGGGTAATATACGGCTGTCCATCGAGCAGACCCCAATTACCCTTACCAACTGATGTATTCAAAACATTTGCCATCTCCGCTGGATTACCAGCCGCAAGCGCGTTGTTCCAGCGGAGAGCAGTGTCAGGAACACCTGTCGTAAAGTCGTATTCCTTCTCCAAGTCATAATAGATACCAGAGCGTTCCGCATAATCGGGATACGCTTGGGCAATTTTGTTCATCACCTGTTCATCGTTGAGACCAGGAGGAACCTTGAATTGCCGACCATCGTTCATGGTGACAATGTCATAAGGCTGGTTAGAAGCAGTATTGTCTGCCATTTAGAATCTAGCCTTGTTAGAGAAGTGTGCCTTACTGATTAACAGACTGCCGGGAAACAACGCCAGGAGCAGGACGTGCGTTAGTAATGTCGCTTAGACCCATGCGGTCAGTCAAAAGCTTAAGATCTGTGCCCTTACGTTGATAGCGTTCTTTAATATCTTTAATATTCTGTAGCAAAGTTTCAGAACTTGTAAACATACCAGCTTCAGAAATAAACTTATCAAGAAGCTCGTAGTCTGCCTTGCTAAGATCTTTACCAAGAGACGATTTCAAAGAAGCAATAAAGTTAGCACGTTTTTCGTTAAACGCTTGTTCGCCGGTTAGGGGAATATCAAAACCAAAAGCTCTGGCTAGATTTGCCGTCCCTGTGCCAATACTTTGCCACGCACCGCCCGAAGCATTTCCCATCGCAACAAGGTTTTCCATAGCGTCTAGAGTACGCAATGTTTCTTGGTTTGCTGTGTAGTCATTAAAAGCTTGCACCTCAACCCCGGTCATTTGTTCAGGCTTAGTCTTTGCTTGGGCCAGCATAAGCTGCTTCATAAAATCTTGCTGCTGCTGTTCTCCTGCACGCTCTTCCAGACGTTGACCAGCAGCGGCTCGCGTAAGCGGAGAGAACCAGCGGTCGCCAAACTGCGCCTGCTGAGCCTCTGGACGCATGGCAAGTTCAAGCAGACGGTCCACAGCGGTTCCAATCACCGGACTGTCGAACATCTTCGACATGGCGTTACCGAACAGTCCAAGCTGCGACTGTTCATTTTGGGCCTGCGTAGCAGCACGAGAGCCTGAATTAACAGCTTCGGTAGCAACGGCGCTAATCGGCATCGCCTGTGTAGCCGCAGCAGGCACTGGCGCAGTAGCAGTTGGGACTCCCGCAGACGGAACTGGAAGACCGTTTTGATTCGCGTATGCCGTAGCTTTACCAGCAGTAAGAATATCCCACAATGAAGGGGTTTTACCACTAGGCTTAAAAGGACTTCCTGCACCTGGACCCATGTTATTACCCCAACAATCCTGAAATACGCGGAGGAGACAAACGAGTTACCCGCTGCTGGGCAGCGAGCTTAAGAGATTCAATAACAAGTTTCTGGTAATCATCGCTCGTCATAACGCGGGAAGGCGTTGCGCGAACACCGCTGAACCCTACTGCCTGACCAGGACCACCTTGCGGAGCGTTAATTTCTCGCCCCCGGATCATCTCTGGACCTTTCATCAGTTCTTCCATCTGCTTCTTATAAGCGTCGGAAGACAGATATGTGATAGCCCTATCTGGAAATGACTGCGGAGCCATAGCAGGCTGCGGCGCTACGCCTTCTTGTGGCCAAAGGTTTCGAAACATTCCTGCCATTTATTGTTCCTTACTTAGCTTCTGTTGGGGAAAAACCCAGCAATAGTCCCAGCACCCTGAAGAGCTTGCATAACAGGAGATAGTCCAGCAACAGCCGTACCAGTAGTACCCTTTGCAGACGAAACATACTGCGTCTGGCTTCCAAGACCAGCCAAGCCACCGTAGAGGTTCGCAAGGTTCGTAAGCTGCTGCCGGATAGATTCCTGCTCCTGCGTAGCCAGACGAGCCTGATCTGCCAAGCGGGCGGCTTCCTGCTGAGCCTGCTGCGTACCTACAGCCTCATAGATCGACGCTGGGGTAAGACCAGCGGAGACAGCAGACTGAGCATACTGCGGAATCTGTCCCATCGCTGCCATACGGCGAGCCTCTGCTGCCTGAAGCGCCTGAGACATAGCAGACTGGATTTGTTCCTGCTCCTGACGCTGCTGAAGAGCCTGCTGCTCGCCAAGAGCCGTAGAGCCAAGACCATACTGTCCAGCCTGAATAGCTCGCTGCTGAAGGTTCAGCTTATTCTGCTCAGACATTTGCCGCGCTTGTCGCGCAACGTCGCCAACCTGGGCCTGATAGACCGCGCTCTGCGTAGCCGGGGTAGTGGCTTCGGTCAGGAGACCCTGGTACCCCTGCTGGACCCCCTGTGCAGCCTGCTGGGCAATACCGCCCTGACCAGCCGCCGCTAGATAACCAGCTTGAGCCTGCTGCTGAGCAGGAGTAAGCTGCGGCACAAGTGAGCCAGTGTAAAGCTGTGGTGCCTGGGCAAAGTAATACTGGATTGCCGGGAGCATCTGCTGGATATAAGGCTCAACCGGAGCATACGGCTTTACTTCTCCGCTCTGCTGAGTAGCAGACTGGGACGGGGCTTGAACAACAGTTGTAGTCGGTTTACCCATTAGCGTAACCTTTTAATTAAAGTAATGTTGGAGAACTGATAGCCGATACCGCTAAGTACCTTTTCCCAACCCTTACGACCCTGAATCTCTACAAAAGCAAATCCTCGATCTTTGTAGAACTCTTCAGCCGCTTTACAAATATCTTGAAACTCAAACTCACCCGCCAGAGCCTCTACAAATACCCCTGTATCACTTGGATAACTTGCGACCCCTACCACCATACACCCTACAATCTTACCAGTATTGTCTACAGAAAGCCATAAATCGGACTTCTTGCTTTTAATCTTCTGGACTAAGTCTGAGGCTGTAACAATGGTGATCCCAGACTTAAAAACAGCTTGCTCAATAAACCCAGCACATTGATCAATCTTATCTACTGTTTCAGGATGGTCTAGATTACAGAGTTTATAGCTTAACCCACGCTCCGGATGAGTCGTAGTAATAAATTCCTTCTCCGCTTCCTGGGTCCCAATCTGTTCCGTCTGCATAACGAATATCGCCCTGGGCTGGTTTGTCTGGTTCAGCGTTCACAACGTCCAAATGACCGTCGCGAACTACCGTCAGTACATTAGCAATTTGTACAAGATTATCATAGACAATCTTATTCAAATTATCGTCTGCCGGGATATTCGTAGGGGTATAGCGGGCAAAGCGTCTAGCCATTAGCGTTCTGAGACCTCTTCTGCCTCAATTGAGTACCCGGTAAGGTTAAAATTAGTAGCCGTGCTGGTCTCAAAACGTACAGCTAGGTAGCGACCACGAACGCGACAATCGACCTTATAGTCGGTGCCAATTGTAAACGCTACGGGGGTAGAGAAAGTAACACCCTGGTACGGCTCTAGCTCAGCGCCTACGCTGATATAGACAACACCGCTACCTTCGCAACGCGGGAAGATACGATTAACCTTAATTACATTAGAGGTATCTTGCGAGCGAAGACCAAAGCGTTCCAGGTACGCTGTAAAAGCAGTACCGTCAAAGGTAAGGCTCTTATCAGCTTCGTAAAACTTTGTATCAGAAGTTCCGCACATAAGCAGGGAGTCAACCGCAGGGTTATAGGGCTGCGTTGCCCAAACCGCAGTAGAGCCAGCCCAGGTAGAGGACGAAGCTGCCCAAGTATTAGTCAGCGCCGGATTTACGACACCCTTGGCAATAAAGTTTACGCTAGGAAGATCACGGATAGTCCAAGTGTTCTCAGAGTAGTTCCAAATGACCGCACGGTTTGGGAACCCGCTGGGAGCGTTGGTGCGTGGGTAACAAATCCAGACTTCGCTACGAATCTTATTATGAACCAAAAATGTCTTTTCGTAGTACGTCGAGTCAATGTCGCCAAACAAGAACAATTTCATTGTGTCGTCGATCACCGACTTAATCGTATTACCGTTGTGGATCAGAACGTCGTTCGTAGACATAAGAACGTGTCTACCGTCTCCGAGGTCTACTACGGCTTGCTGCGAGAACAAGCCGGTACTCTTGAACTTCTCAATTACGTCAAAGGTAAACGAACCGCCGGTATAGGTAAGAGCGTGGATGCTATCTTCCTTATAGACAATAAGCTCGTTACCAAGCGGAACAGCCGTCAGAATATGACCAGGGGTAGCACCGATGCTTACCTGACCCGCTTCCGAAGACGTGCTTGCAGTATCCCAGGTATCAGTACCATTATCCACAGCGCCTTCTGGAATAGCATCGCTCCAGCGTAGGCTGAACGGATACGCGGTGCTTGAATCGGTCAGATTGATAGCAACAAGATGGTTCTTAAAGGGCACAATCGCTTTACAACGAAGTGTACTAGGCCACTCCGGCAAGTCGGTAAAGCGAGTACCGGACTGCGTATAGCTCTGCGGAACGTCAAGGCCGTTCGTTACGACAAGACAGCCTCCCAGGATACCGCCGTTCCAGTTATTGGTCGTACCAGAAATCGTCGTATATGAACCACCGACAGAGCGAGTAACGGTGCTGTGAGTAGTACCAGTAATTTGGTACAACTGTGTCAGTCCGCCGTAAATCCATAGATCAGTGCTAACACGCCGCCAGCTAATGGCCCAATAGGGCGCAGCACTAGGCGTTCCGAGAACCTGAATGTGTCCCAGAATACCGCCAGCTTTACGATTATTGAAACGAATGTTGTTACCGTCGCTGAAGAACTGCGGCGGCATTTCATACGGAGACAGGTCTCGGTTAAGCGAAAATGGTGCCTGACCGGCGTTAATGTCCAGAACAGTTTTATTAGCCATTCCCGGTGTCCGTTTCTTCTGTCCATACAGCCGTATTAAACTCTTCAAGCGATATATAAAAACCATCTTCGGTCAGAAGATTTCCACCGGCTTCTTGGATAAGATCAAAATTATCAAAGACCCAATTTGTAAACGTAGGCATTAGGCACCTCTACGGACAAGACCACCCGGATCGCCTGTTACAGTCATGGTCAGAACCGTACCACTATACTTGGCACTTTCTTCCGAGTTCATGACTTCTGCTATTGCTTCATTATACAAGAGTGTAAAACGCTCAAACTGTCCCTGATCGTTCAAAAAGATCGCTCCTTCGCGGCAGGAACCGTAGAGGTACAAATTGGGAAAGCTATCAAGAATATCGTTGGTCTGGTTTGAATCAGACAACGGAGTGAGCTTCTGATAGTAATTAACGTCAACCGAATACGCAGCTTCAGGAATGGGAGCAAGCTTCATATAAAGACCAATCGTGCTATACGCACGCGGGAAGCCGCTCTGATAAGTACCGTATTCACGGCTCAGTGATTCGGGAGACATATACGAAAGAGCGTAGTTATTACCAGTGTTAGTATAGGTAACATTACGAAGCTCGATCATGTTCGAAGGAAGATTGTAAAAATCTTGATTAGCCGTAGTCGTCGTGGTCGAGCGAATAAGATTTACGCGCACCTTTAGATCACGGTTGAGCTTATTTTCCGTGAGTGTAATAAAATCAGGAATCTGAGTGGTCAGATCATCGCGGTTCAGATAGCTAGCGATGCTGGTCTTTAGACCAGAGTAGGTTGCAAGGCTCATTAAATCCTACCTTTACTGGTACGCAAAAACTGCCATTCGGGGTCATTTAGAAGCTTTTTTACCTTTGGCATATCGTTTTTGTTAAAGGCGTCTACGCCAAGTTCTTTCTTCCACTTTTCAATGACGATAAGCGGAATACTAGCAACCTTACGCATATCCTTAAAAGTGCCGTAGCCGTTGGGGGTATCCCCGTTAAATTCTTTCCGGTTCATTTCCAATAGCGGCTCAACGTCCTGCTGGCGCTTTTGGATAACCGTATCGGTCGTGTGGTCGTAGGAAAGAGCAGTACTGATAGGCGACTTGGCAAATTTTTGGGTCATGCAAAACTCTTAAAAAAGTGGTAGGGGAGAGTCCCTATTGAGAAACCCTCCCCCACCGTTAGGCTTTACGAGAGGTCGTAGACCGCACCGAGAGCCTTCTCGTTCTTAACAACGAGGGTGTACTCGGTGATGATCGCACGCTGCTCGCCGTCCGCCGTGGACGCAACTTCCTTCTGGAAGAACGGACGCAGGAACGCCAGACCGTAATACTCCGGGTCCAGCAACCAAGCGTCGCGGCTGCGCTGGAAGCGGTTAGGAACCACCGCCATCTCACCGAAGTCGCTGACGTAAACGTCCATGCCACCGATGATGCGCTGATCCGCAACCTGATTGAAGTTAGACACGCCCGAAGCACCGCC